GGGCGGAACATCAAACCATTTCACGAAGGATCCGCCAGAGTCACCGCCGACAGAAATGATTGCTGTGGCGTGTAAATTTTCAATTCGGCAGGCTGCACTGTCGGTGACATCACCAGCCGCGATGACCTCGTGAGTCGTACCCACTACCTGCACATTCTGCGTTTTGAGTTCCGACGTCGTCGTCTTCTCAACAACTTTCATCGGTGGGTTGTCGACGACAACGCTGTCACGCGAAAACTGCAGCTGTGACGTGAACTTAAATGAATTGGCCATTACAAAAGCCCCAGTGATGCGTAAGGCAGTGAGTTGTAGATTTGTGTGTATTTCCAGATCGCTGCGTTTGGATCAAGTTGCTGCGTCCCGTTCAGGTTTAGCAGGACTGGCTTCGTAACTTCCTGCCCGTTCTGGTCTCGTGCCCGAACAGGAATCATCGTGGTGTCTGGAGTCGCGGAGCCGTTAATCAACAGCCCCTCGTGCCGCCAACGCTTGTACCACGCCTGAGCAGACGTCGCACCCATCAATGGCAGGCGGAACTGAATGCGTGCGGTGACGTCCCATTGTTCCTGCGGCAATCCGTACTTGAATTGATTCTTGGCAGAGTACCCGACGATTCGTGCGGTGCCTGGCGGCCACCCGAGAAACGTGTCTGAGTTTGTCGCGTGACGATAGGCCGCGATTGAATAGGCGTTAAACGTGAAAAACTTGCGGCGAATGATCACCACCGGGTCTGATATTTCCATCGTCAGCCCTTCAACCTGTTCCTTACAGGCTGTGACGATTGCCTCCCCGTCATAATCTCGATCGATTGGTTCTGTCGATGTTGAGTCCGACCATTCGATATCGACAGTCGCGTCAAATCGTTTTCCCTCATATTGAAGTGTCACGATCCACGAGATTGGCCCGACTGGCTCAGCGGACTTCGATTTAAGAAACGAATCCACGCCCGAATCGTGCCGCGATCCATACGCCGGAAGCAACGTGGTTTCTTTAACTGTTTCCGAGTCATCACCAATCGCGGCCGTGCAGAAATACGCCTCTGTGTGGCTGTACGTCGTCGCAAAGTTGTCGTACTTTTCCGACGTACTGCTTCCGCCTTCACGGGACCACATTTTCGTCGCGTCGATGACGGCCATTAGACAATTGCCTCCATCTGCATTGTGTTGGAAGTGTTTTGACGTACGTCGTCCCACACTTTCATTTGATCGCGATCCAACTGCACAAGAATTTTTGCTCTTGGCGGTTTCGGTGGTGGCGGATCCTTTAGCAGTCGGATGATTTCCTGAATTTGGTCCGGTAGCCGCATTCCGGGGCCGCGAGTCAGCAAGCGGCCTTCAGTGACTGGCGTTCCTTGCGTCAGCACAGACGGCCGCATCTTCAGATCGATGCTGCTTGCCGCGTTTTGCACTTCGGTAGAAAGTGTTGAGCCGACGCCCAGCATTCTCTCTTGCATCTTGTTTGAAAACTCCTCACCAAGACGACCGCCAACCGCTCCGATTTTTTCGGCTAAATCCTTTTCGCGTTCCGTCAATTGGCGGGCTGCGATCTCTGGAAGTGATGTCAGTTGCGATTTGAAGCCATCAAGCAAACTGATGCTTGCGGCTTCCCCAAGCCCCTTCATCAGTTCATCGATTCCGCCTTCACCGCCCGACGCGATGAACGCAAAGATCTGATAAACCGTTTCCCCAATGATTCGCCCAGCGTTCGTAATGATCGTAATGACGCCGTTGAATGCGTCTCGAATTAGGTTGATGAAGTTTTCACCGAACCACGTCACATACGCCGGAATGGTCTTGGTGAATGCGTGCATGACCACCTCGGATATGGTAATCATTGCCAGTTCCGCCGCCGCTTTCGCAATCTCCCACACGCTGCCCAGATTCGTGACGATCACCTCCATGAACGTAAAAGCACCCACGATGACATTGATGGCCTGAACTACCTTTTCTTTCACGTAGTCCATAATCGGACCAATGTTTTCAAGAATCCTTGTGGCAAACTCGACAGCCGGAACAAGCAGCGAATCAAGCGACGTCGCCAACTGCTGCAGCCCTGCATTGATCAACACGCGAATCGGGGCGATCATTTTTCCGATAGACTCCATGAGAGTCGACATTGCGGAGTCGGCACGACGTCCAGAGCCCGCAACGGTGCCCATGTCTTTTGATTGTTGGGCTAGTCCTTGATTGGCAATTGCCATTACGGCAGCAAGCCGTTCCTGATTCGTCCGCATGTACATAATCTGCGGATTGACGGCATAGAATGCGTCAAAGTTGCCTTCGAGGGCTGCTTTCAAATCGCCCATCGACGCGGCTGCATCTTTGCCCATAGCCGCTCCGAGGCCAGTAGCGGCCTTGGCTGCGTCGTCCATTGCAGACGTCGCAAATCCCATCCCTGACGCCTGCTGCATCAGTGCGAGCGTTGCATTGTCTGACACACCTGTCATCTTTTCGATTGACTTGGCAACGTCCTGCATTCCCTTGGACGCTTCAGATGCACCGCGAATTTGCAGAGCTGAATTTAGCTTTTTGACTGACTCTGTCTGTGCGTCGTACGCTGCGTTGATGCGATTCAGCCCACCCAATGCCGCCAATGCTGCTTTGACCGCGACATAGACGGTTGTCAGCGTTCCGGTAACGGCTGCCAGGCGTTGCGTGGACTTTCCAACCGAGTCCGTCTTTTGCTCAAGACGCTGGAGCGATTTTTCGACGGCGGACATTGCAGGCTGCGCCTGATTCTTTCCGCCGATGACAAAATCAATGCCGTTGCTCACAGGTTCCGCCTTTTATCTCGTTCGCTTTCGACCCGATGCTCTTCACTTCGCAGAATGCTTCTCAGTTCAAACCACCACGCTGACTGATCGAGAATTCCGCCAGTCACTGGCAAATGATGCTCACTGGCTGTCACGATCTGAATATCACTGTTGAGTTCCGGCCCAATGAATTTCATGGGACATTGACCAACCTCGAACCATCCATCCTTACAATTCTTGCATCCTTCACCGCCACATTCCGGACACTCGATTTCTGCAGGTTGCTCCGGTGTTACGATGTCGCGACAACGACCGACGCAGGACTTGCAAAGCTCACCACATCGCACGAGGGCTGCGACTCTGATTTTTTTTTATCGTCTGGGGTTGCTGACGTGGACGCCGCTAAGAACGTAAACACTTCAACCAGCTCATCAAGCGTCAAAACATCGCCAATTGCCTCACGACTAAAATCAACGGGAATGTTTTCCCATCCGGTCAGGCACATGGCCGCCGCATCAAGCAGTGCGTCCATGCTGGCCGCGATGTCACCACCGCCCAAGCCTTGCAACAGTGCGACCAACTTTCGCTGCTGATTGAGCGTAGGTGTTTTGGCAAAGATTTTTGGCTGCGGAGTCTTGTCGACGTCGCAGGCCAGAACCATTGTGAGCTTGGATGAAGGGTCAAGACTTCGAGGCATATAGATCAATCAAAAGTGATAGTCAGTTCGGTATCTGCGGAACTGCCCGCAGTACACAACCAGGTTAAATCGTCGGCCATGATTCCGTTGCGGTCGCCCTGCTGCTTGTTCTCAAGTTGAGCTTTGGGGGCTGCGATGGTGATTGAATTTCCAGTTGCTCCAATCTGCATCGAAAACGCCTGAGCGGAACTTGTCAGCCACAGAGCGTCACGGTCCTGTGTGGCTACCAATGCAGATTCGGGATTCGCTGTGATGACCGGAGCCCGATCTGTGACAATCGCGGAAACGTAGCCGCTGCGATCACTCGCATTGACGCACTCTCGCATCGTCACCGTGTTGCCGGAATCGATTTCAACTGATGCCGTACACAGTGCAACGGAATTGAATGTCAGGGCACCGTTAGCGACACGAATCGGCAACACGGTCGGATAGGTCGGGGTCAGAATCGCGATGTCCGTTTCGTTAGTTGAATACTTGCCCGTGAACGTGAATTCAATCATCGCCTGTTTGCCGGTTTCCGCGATAATCTTCCACGTTCCCATCGCACCGGACAGAATCGATAACTTGCCGTCTTTGTATTCACCAATTGTGAGTGTTTTTACTCCGGCCGCGCCGCCAGGGCCTTGCGTCACCGGAGACAGCACGAGCCCCGTCGCAACCCAGCCGCACGCAGGCAACAGCACAGATGCCCATGAAGGCAGAGTCGTGCCGTTGTACGACATCCCAAAACGTACCGTGCATGTGCCCTGCATTCCTTCTGGAATACCCGGCAGATAATTAAACCCGCCCTGGCCCTGTCGTCGCGTGATCGCCACGTTTGGCTGAATGGTAAATTCTTCCGCGTTAAATGCGGCTTCGGCTGCAGTCAGTGACTCTGCAGTGCCAACGGTTGCTTCGACCTTAGCAGCGAATACGCGACGACGTCTCAAAAGTCCGCTCATGTTTTGTTCCTATTTCGACACGAGCCCTTCAGCCCGCAGAATGTTGAGTTTGATCCGTCGTTCCATCTGCTTCCGCAGTTCGTCATTGATTCGTTTAATTTGCGGCTTTGTGAACTTGTTTTTCACGTATGCCCCAAACGCTGACACCCCTCGAAGATGAATGATTGGCAGACGTTCTTTGCCGACTCTGCGGAACGCATTGCCCTTCCACTTCACATTCATCACGCCCGGTTTCGGGCCTTGGAATGCTCCGTCGACCCGATTCCGTCCGCCCTGCTTCGAAATCTTGAACGATACGCCGCGTTTGTCCTGCCGTGCTCCGAAGTGTCTGAGTCCGAGCCGTCTGGTTTTCGCAATACTGACTGTCGTGTTTGGCTGGTCCGCTGTGGCTTTCGCGTGAATCTTCAGCGGGGCTTCAGACTCTTTTTTCTTGATGGCAATAACGCTGCGAACGTCTCGCCCAATGTCCAGTTTTGTTTTCTTCGCAGCCGCGTTGATCGCCGCTGCCAGTTCTCGCCCAAATTTCTTTTTTGCTTTACCGACCGACTCACGCAACCGTTTTAACTGCTTTGCGTCGATGTCAATTCCAATCATGCTGACACCGTCGTAGGATCGTTCTCCGGTACTCGATACGTCACCAGCAATTTCACCATTACACCTGACCGCCCGCCCGTTTCCTCCGTGTAGGATTCAATCGGCCCGAGCGTTGTATTGATTGCCAGTCCGCCCCACTGATGCCAGTTCGTCGCATTAGTAGCCGCCGCGATAATGTCTGCCCCCATGCGATTCTTGAACGTGTCAATCGCTGTGGTTTCTTCGTCTGAAGGCTTCACAACCCCGGCAACAATGACTTCCATGTCGTAAGCGATTACGGGCGGATTGCCGGGATAGCTCAACTCAACATTTGGCGTCGGATCACCTTGGGAGACAACCACGACTAAATCTTTCGGCTGCCATGTGGCAATCTGTGCCGAGCGAACTGCCGTAGAAAACGCTACCGCCATTCTCGTGCGGACGTTTGCGACGATTCGCTCGTTCACTGGTTCAGTCATCAGACCACCGCAAACTGACTAACCCCGGCGTCTTGCGACATCAGAGTCATAAAAGAAAATCGTTTCGGAAGTGTCTGCCCGACCTTTAACACAAACTCGATTTCATCCTTGCCGATGTTGATCTCGCTGGATGCGATCCCAGACCGGCAGGAGTTGTAAACCCGAATCGTTGCTGTCGGTAAAACGGCGTTACCGGAGGCATCAAAAATGGCGGGCGGGTTACGTTCGATAATGGCGAGAACCGGACGTCTCCCGCCGCCATTTGGAAAATAGACAACCGACTCCCCGAACTGATCAAGCAGCATCGGGAACCCTGCAGATGCAAAGTGTGAGTCGAATGTCGTCGCCACGAATTAACCTCAAGTGGTGATGTTGCTGAGCAGGTGCCCGGCCTGTGGGTACAGGACCAGTTCATCCACATCGTGGCGAACTCGGATCACGTCACCGCGAACACGTTCGTCGCGATAGCTTTCGACGGTTCCGCCGATTGACGAACCATCCTGAGCCCAATGGAACGTGCGCCCGATGCAAGGATCTCGCATGTCTGCACTCGTAGACACGCGACAAATCATTGCGTATTCACCAGACCAGATCTGAGATGGAGAAGCCGCTTGGCCTTCCTTCGCACCATTCTTGCTTGTGCCTGCAACGATGATGTAGTCCAGATCGAACGCAGCAGCGAGCATTTGAGCAGTGATGTCGCTTGCCTTTGATGGCGAGCCAGCACCGTTGCTTTCAATGCGGTCAATGACCTGCGCACTGTTGCGAAGATTTCGGAACACCTTGCGATTGATAACAAGAGCGTTAGCCCAAAGGCCACTGTTGTCATAAATCTTCTGCACGGCTGCTTCCACGTCAGTGAGAGGAACGCAGTTTGTTGCGTCATCCCACTCGTGAGTGATTGCGGTTGTTAGGCTTGCGCCAGTCCACG